ATTTTAGCTTTAAAGTCAGGTTTGTATTTAGTCATAAAAAGTGCCTCACAATCGTTAGAACTTTTGTCTAACAATTATGAGGCACTTCAATTTGACTGGGCTTTTTGTATTATTATTTCGGGTGATATTTATGACTGAAAATTATTATTCGACGGCTTTTAAAAATAGTACTAAACTAAAAGGCGGAAATGTTTATGAATATGCAGAAGAAGATTTTAAAAAAGTAATCGATACTTTGATGCTCATGGTTGACTTAAAAAATGAACGTCCAGTTTTTAGAAAACCAATGCACTTTTTGATTGCTGAAACAACTGATGAAATTATTGTTGGAATCAATTTTGACAAGGCAATCTATACTAATACCACACTTACTACTATGCTAAGTCACGATATAAATGACGAGACTCTGACGATAGCGGCATACGATGATGAAGGGCTAAAACTGAATTTAATATTACATTTACCTAAAACAGAGTTTAATTCAGCTTTTCCTAAACTATTAAACATATTTAATAACAACGATACTTTGCAGAAACGGATTGATAAAATTAGTTCAACTGATCTGGACAAAGACATAGTAGTTTGCGTGACAGCAATAAGAAAAGCAGATACATCCAATTATGGAGGTAATGGTATGTGGGTAAATCCAAGGTTTAAAGCACGTGGAATGGTTGTAAATCCTAAGCACTGTTTTTATGTCATGGAATTTAATAATCCAGAAGTTGCAGATGCTAAGTGTGCTATTTCACAAAAGCTTGAAGATGAGTTAGAAATTCAAGTTATCAAGTCAGAAGATATTTTTGATCCACATCGTGGAAATGATATGGTGGAAAATATATGGCAGGATATTGTGTCTGCAAAATTTATTATTGCCGATCTAAGTAATCAAAACCCTAATGTTTTTTATGAGTTAGGAATTTGTGATACGCTTGGCAAGGCAGTAATACCGATCTGCAGTAAGGAAAGCTTTAGTAAAAACTATAAAAATAAATTTCCATTTGATATTCAACAAGAATACACAATACTTTATGGGAATGGCTTTACTGAAAAGTCTAAATTGCAAGATGAAGTATTGAAACGAGCAAAAGCAATCATAAGTGGAGAAGCAATAAACGTTAACAAACAGTAAACATCAAACAATAGATACTAAATTAAGTCAGCCTAGTGCTGGCTTTTTTGTTTGGAGAAATAAACATGATAACCCTTAAACGAAAATTAGCAGATGGCCGCATTATTTCGTATACGGGAGAACGTGGTGAGCTGATGCGGCTTGATGGTTGGCATGATGAAAAGGGAAACGAGGTACCATATAGAACTTGGTGTCGTCCATTTACCGATGGCGCTATGGTACACGTATACAATAGCGAGGGCAAACGCATATGGCTTTGAGTGGAGGAATCAAAATGGCATATGAAATTAAAACGCCGCTTGATGTTGCTCGCTTTATCCGTGATTGCATCAAAGGTGCTGATCCGGAATGCGCACACGAGAACGAGGACGAGCTTTATCAAAAAGTGTTGGAAGAAGTAGTCAAGGGCAATCCACTGGCCCAGAAGATGGCAGAGCTGGCTCTCAAGACGAAGCAACTAGACTTCCCAAGGTGGTGTGCATAATGGATCCGTTAGCAAGTGTAGAGCCGTCCCGTAAGCTAGTTCTATGGGCCACGTTGGGAATTAATGATATGGTGCTGACGTTCCAGAGAGCGCTTGACATCGGCAACATTAAATTGAAGGCAATCGATCCGCGAGGGCTGATCTACTACATAGAGCTACCAAAGAAGGTGGAATATTTGTAAACGCTACCCCGTTTCTACTCGCTTACAGATCTTTGCGTAGGTATTGCTCGGCAAAGGGTTTTTGATATGGTCACAGAACGTAATGAACGAGATATTGTGAGCGCACTAAATAAGATGAAGCCCGATTATCAGCAACATCAGCGCCAAAATATGAGAAAGTTTGTGAGGTCATTATAATGTTTTGGACACGCAACTGGGGCTATGTCAGCAGCCGTGAGGAGCTAGCTATGCTGAACCGAGCCGAAAGACATTACAAACAGAAGAAAAAGCCGACAGGTCAACGCTTGCCGGCTTTTAAAGTACACAAAAATAAATAAGATTTCTTTCCTAAAGAAACAAAATTAGTGTTTCTCAAGTAACGGCTAATGCATTACGAGAAATGCAGGAAGCATAAAGTTAAATAGTAATTAAGGCGATAGCATTTAGCTACCGTCTTTTATTTTGCACCCATACATATTTCAAACGAGGGGGTGGGGATGATGAAGCCAACCAAATTAACCTTTGTAGACGGCAAACCAACGTTGGTAGCTTATGACAAGGTTGTTCGTAAGGACAATGATAAAGCGTACAACTATCATCGCAAGCTCACTGAAGACGCTTATCTAAAGTTCTATCACTCAACCCCCTGGCGGCATAAGCGGCAAGAGGTGCTGGACCGTGATTATGGCTTATGCCAACGGTGTGGGATGGAAGCCACACTGGTGGACCATATCATCCCCAGTAAAGAGGATTGGGAAGACAGACTTAATGCTGACAACCTCCAGTCCCTGTGCCGGTCCTGTCACCGTATCAAGACTAAGCGTGAGTGGATGAAACATCATAAGGGGATGACAAGGTACATGGACATCAATGTAGTATGCGGCTTGCCTGCTAGTGGTAAGTCGACATATGTTAAGCGACATATGACAGAACATGATTTGATATATGATTACGATGAGTTGATGCAAGCTCTGTCTGGCTTGCCAAGTTATCAGCGTAACTACGATGTGCACGACTATATCATGCTATTCCTTGACCAGATGTTGCGGAAGCTCAAGGCGGAACAGACATTCAATAATGTTTGGATTATCAGGACATTACCGGACAAGCGGATTGATACATTGCTTGGCAACTATCATCACATCAATCATATTCTTATTGATACTGAGCCAAACATCTGTGAGGAACGACTAAAGCAGCGGAAACAAACTATTTCCTTTCAAGAGATTTTGAATGACTTTAAGACTGCAGATTTTACGGGGTACCGGGTGGTCAAAAACCGGTAAGCCCCCCTCTCTTTTTAACGGGGGTTAGATTTTTTCAAGCGCTTGAACGCGCATCGACTTTTTTGCATGGAAAATTCCAACAATTTTTGAAAATCGGGCCGGAATACTAAAAAAGCACCAAAGCGTGGAACGCTTGGCGCTGTAATGTTTGTGTGCAAATTCATCATAGCACGGAGGTGGCAAATTTGGCAAGAAAGCAAAAATTATTATCGCAGTCAACCGGCCATCTGCGGGTTGTTGAACAGGAGGCTAAATACAAGGCCGAGTTCCTGGCTGCAGATGGTCTTCCAGAGCTGCAAAAGACTCCGCCGGCACACTTAGATAAAGTAGCTAAGGCAGAATATCGGCGAATTATTAGTTCACTAGGTAAATTGCCGCTCCGGAATTTGGACCGCAGTGAGTTGGAACTTTATTGTACCTGGTACAGTATTTATAATCGGGCTTCCAAGGAATTTAGAGAGATCAAGGACATTGCCGGGGATCCCGACAGTGTGAATTACTACACCTCAATCTTTGATAAGTGCACCCGGAACATTAAAGGATTAGCTTCCGACCTTGGCTTGACTGTCAACTCACGACTGCAGATGAATATGCCAAAGACTGATAAAGGGGAAGAACATAAATCCTTACGTGAGAAGTTTGGTATCTCATGATTAATTATGCCCAAGATTACGCGGAGAAAGTCATAAATGGGGATAGAATTGCTGGTAAAAAGGTAATTTTAGCGGCTAAAAGGTACCTAAACGACCTTGAAAAAGTCGAAAAAGATGATTTTCCATACTATTACGATAATGAGCGGGCCAACCGGGTCATCAAGTTTATGGAAATCCTTCCGGATCCAAAAACAATGCGGGCGTATCCGCTGGCTGATTTTCAGCGGTTCATCATTGCCAATATGTATGGCTGGTGGCAAAAAGATGACAATAGCAAGCGGCGATTCCGGAAGGGTATGCTATCCATGGCCCGGAAGAACGGGAAGTCAATCCTGATTTCTGGAATTGCTTTGTACGAATTTCTGATGGGGAACTCACCAGCTTACTCGCGGCAGATTTTTTGTACTGCCAACGACAAGAAGCAGGCTAATATTGTTTTCACCATGATTAAAAAGCGGCTGAACGCCTTGCGGTCACGTGATGGGGATACGAAACGGGGGACTAAGGTCAATCGGGATCTTATTAGTAACCTTGATGATTACTCCTACGTCCGGGCCCTTTCAAAGGAAACCGGGACGGTCGATGGGTTCGAACCCCATGTCGGGATCCTGGACGAGTATGCTGCTAGTCGAACCACTGAAATGATGGAGCTGCTTGAATCCGGGCAGGCCCTCCTGGACAATTCATTAATTATGATTATTTCCACGGCCGGGTTTGACCTGAATGTTCCCATGCACACGATTGAATATCCGTATGCTACCAAGGTATTGACCGGGGATATTACCGACGATAGCTACTTCGCTTATATTGCAGAGCAGGATAATGTGACCGAGGTTGACAACCCGGAAATGTGGATTAAGTCCAACCCAATTCTGAGCGTCCCGGCATTACAGGACCAGGTTAATGGTTATCTGAAGAAACGCTGGAAAGAAGCTAAGGAAAAGGGAACAAAGAACTCGGTTTTGGTGAAGAATTACAACATGTGGCGGCAAGCCGGGGAGGATAGTTATATGGACATTGATGCTTGGAAACATGCAGAAGTGGACCCGATTGACATTGACGGCCAAAGAGTATGGTTTGGCGTCGATGTAGGGAAGTCCTCTGACTTGTACGCAATCAGTTGGCTAATTCCACAGGATGGCTACTGGTATGCCGATTCCTACGCCTTTGTTGGTACCAAGTACGGTTTGGAATCCAAGATTAAGGCGGACCGCCTGGACTATGTCCGTTTGCAGGATATGGGACAATGTGAAATTACCAAACTGGAATCGGGGGTAATCGACGTTGACCGGGTCTACGAGTGGTTGAACGACTTCGTAGAGCAACATGACCTGGACGTTCAGGCAATCTGTTATGATCCGGCACAATATGGCCCATTACTGACACAGATTGAAAAGGGTCATCCAGAATGGCAGCAAATTTCAGTCCGTCAGGGGACGCTAACGTTGTCGATGCCAACCAAGCAGTTCCGGGACGACATTCTAGAACGGCGGGTGCGGCATCCTGATAATGAAATCTTGGCGGGAGCTATGGCCAACGCGATCCTCAAGTCGGACAACAATGGGGTCCGGATTGACAAGAATAAGTATTCAAACAAGATTGACGCGGCGGACGCCTTGCTCGATGCTTACGCAATTTGTTTCCGTGAAAATATTGATGATTACATTACGGATGAGGATGTGTTTGATGATGATTTTGGGTTCTAAGAGTAAGGGGTATGAGTACCTTATATCTGATACTCAGCCATATCGAATTTCGGCTGCGGAGTTCTATACCAAATTACAAGGAGAGATGAATATGGTTAATAAACAAGTCCCTATCAATATAGATACAACTGCCCTTCAAGAGCAGATTGAAAGACTGCAGAAGCTGCTTCCTAGTCTTTCGATTTATAACATTACTCTTGAGGACTTAGAATTGCTGGTTAAAATCATCAAGTCTAATAACAAGGGCAAGTAATATGAAATTTTGGAAAGTCAATGAACCTGTAATCCTGTTTCTACTAGCTTGTATCTGTCTAGCAGCTACGGGCTTTTTATTTTCTTTCAGGATTGGACTGCTGGTAGTATCAATTGAATTGTTTGCCCTCGCCATTATTTCGGTGGAAAGGGGGTGATTAAATGCTATTCCACACCACAGAGCAGCGCGACTGGGCCCAAGATTACATTGACCAGGGAATTATCCCTGGTTACTCCAATTTGGGGACATATCTTGGAATCGGAGCATTGAAAAATTCAGATGTTCTGACTGCTATATCGCACGTGGCCAGTAACGTTGCTCGTTTTCCTCTGGTCGTCCTAGATGACAACAAAAACCGGGTTAAGAATATCAAAGCGGTTGATTATTTACTGAATAAACACCCCAACGATATGCTGTCAGCCTATCATTGGCGATTCATTATGACGGTTAACGCAATCTTGACCGGGGATGGATTTACCCGGATTATTCGGGATCCTAAGACAAATGCCCCACTGGAATTACGATACTTTCCGACTTCGCAGACCTATATTGACGATTCGGACTTGAACAACATTAAGTATGAGTTCACTCCTATTAATGTCAAAGGTCCAACCAGGACGATTGTTTGCCCCGCCGAGGATGTTATCCACTTCATGTTCTTCACCTACGACGGGGTTCACGGGCGGTCTCCACTGCTCTCCCTAGGGGATGAAATCGGCCTGCAAGACGATGGGATTAAAACGCTTCGCCGGTTCTTTAAGTCCGGGCTGAAAGGTGGAATCTTAAAAGCCAAAGGTAAGTTATCACCCCAAGCGCGGCGAGAAACTCGGAAGGCCTTTGAATTTGCACAAAACAATAGTAATGCCGGTAGCCCGATTGTCACGGATGATACCTTTGAGTATTCACCGATTGAAGTCGATACCAATGTTCTTCAACTGATTAACAGCAACAACTACTCAACCTCCCAAATTGCTAAGGCATTGCACATTCCAGCTTATAAGCTGGCCGTCAACAGCCCTAACCAATCTATTAAACAGTTGAACGAGGACTTTATTCGGTCCGACTTGCCGTATTACTTTAAGCCAATTGCCAGCAATATTGAAATGACAATGCTGACCGACCGCCAGCGGCACAATTATCATATCGAATTTGATACTCGGAAAGAAACGGGGATGTCAATGGACGATGTGCAAAAGGGAATTACTAATAATGTGATTACTCCTAATGAAGGTCGGGTCCTGGCTGGGATGGTTGAATCGGATAACGCCGATATGGACCGGTTCCAGTCAACGTTGAACACAATCTTCCTGGACAGGAAAGAGGACTACCAAGAACAAGCTGCAAAGAAAGGAGGTGAGAATCACGATGACAAGCGATTTGGAAACTCGTCAACTGACGATGCCAGTTCAGATTCGGACAGCAAGTGATGAGAATGATGAGCCGCTTATTGAAGGTTATGCTTTGAAGTACAATAAGCCGTCCCAAGTTCTGGGCGGCTTTGTCCGTTTCATTGAGCAGATTGCTCCGGATGCTTTACGTGACTGCGACATGTCAAACGTGGTGGCCACGATTAACCATGACCAGAACCAGGTGCTGGGGCGGTCAGGTGTTAACCTCACGCTGACCCCAGATGATGTTGGCTTACGGTTTAGTGTCACCCCGACCGACACCTCATTTGCTAAGGATTTAATTACCAATATCCGGGCTGGGGTGATTAACCAATGTAGCTTTGCCTTTACCGTTGCCGATACCGATGAGGCCCAGGACTGGGTTGAATCTACCAGGGACGATGTGGATTATGAGCGGACCATTCGTCAGATTGACCACCTTTATGATGTGTCGATTGTAACGACCCCGGCTTATCCAGACACGGTGGCCACAGTCGGTCAACGTTCGATGGATATTGTTAAGCGAATGCAGTCGCACGATGATAAGACGGCTGTCCAGCTTGAACGGCAGAAAATGCTACGCCAGTTGGAACGTCAAGCACTACTAGATTCTCTCGAAGGAGGAAATTAAATGTTTAAGGAAAAATTGGAGGAACTACTTGCCAAGAAGGATGGCAAGCGTGCTGTCATTAACGAAAAGACACAAGAAATGCGCAAGCTACTTTCTAACGAAGAGGCTACTGAAGATGACCTGAAGAAGGCAAAGGCATTGCGCTCGGACATTGACAAGACAGAAGACGAGGTGCGGAGCCTTGAAGATGACATCAAGCTATATCGTGCCGCTGAAAAGGGAACACCCGCACCAGGTGGTGGCCACGGTAAGGAAAAGCTTGGCTCTGAAACGGAAGAGGAAGAAAAGCGTGCATTTAATGCTTATTTGCATAAGGAAACTCGTGATGGGGTATCTGGGATCACTTCTCCTGATGTTGCACCAACAATTCCAGAATCAATTCTTTATAACCCAGAAAATGAAGTTAAGTCAGTCACTGATTTATCTAAGTTGGTAACACAATTCCAAGCAACAACAGCTTCTGGTAAGTACCCTGTGTTGAAGCGGGCTACTGAACGGATGAACTCCGTTGCTGAATTGGCAAAGAACCCGGCATTAGCTAAGCCAGAATTTGAAGAAGTTGATTGGAAGGTTGAAACTTACCGTGGCGCTATTCCATTGTCACAAGAATCAATTGATGACTCAGCAATTGATTTAACTTCACTGGTTGCTAATAATGCTAATGAACAAAAGATCAATACGACTAACTTCGCAATTGCCGCAGTATTGAAGGCATTTACAGCTAAGACAGTTGCAGGCGAATCAGTAGATGACATTAAGCACATCTTAAACGTTGATCTTGATCCGGCTTACAACAAGTCAATTATTGCTAGTCAATCATTCTATCAATACTTAGATACTTTGAAGGACAAGAACGGCCAATACTTGTTGCATGAAGCAATTAATGAAGGCTCACCTCGGACCTTATTAGGAGTACCTGTAGTAGTGGTAGAAGATGAATTGTTTGGTGCAGCAGGTGAAGCACACGCATTCATTGGTGACTTAGGTCGAGCAGTGCTTTACGCTAACCGGAAGGACATTCAAGTTCGTTGGGTCGACAATGAAGTTTATGGCCAATACCTGCAAGTTGTAACCCGATTTGACACTAAGGCAGCTGATACTAAGGCTGGTTACTTTGTAACTTATAATGCGGCGGGAAAATAGCATCGCCCGTCACACAAGCGGGCGTAAAGCCTAGCTTAGAAATCACTAAGCCAACGTCTGCTAATACGGTGGATGAAATTAAAAGCTACCTGGATAAGAAGGGGATTAGTTACCCCACCACTGCCCTAAAGGATGACCTATTGAAGTTAGTTGGTGATGCTTAATGGCTGATATTTTTGGTGGGGAGGAATTCCTCAATAACCTCAAAAATTACTGCAAGGTTGACCAGGATTTTGATGATGAAATTATCATCGAAATGGCCAATGCGGCGTCCACAATGATTGCTAAGGCGATTGATAAGTCTAAGACACCTGATGACTATGCTGACGAACCACGTTTTAAGATTGCGGTGATGAAGCAAGTTAAAGAAGATTACTACGAGCGGGGCTTGACCGCTGATAGTTACCGTCCGGAGATTGGATCCGGAATCAACGGCATTATCAACCAGTTGCGAAGTGAGGTGACCGCAAATGAAACTGAGGAACATGACTGAACGAATTACCTTTTACTCCGTTCAATCAGGTGTTGACCCGGTAACACGACAGCCGCTTGATAGTGTCCCAGTGAAGGAGTTTTCCTGCTGGGCAGAAGTGCCCAAGCTACCAATCCGGGAATTCGTACAGAATAGTTCAGAAGTCGGTTTTCGGAAGGAGTCACCAACGTTTCTAGTAGCCTTTAAGCTACCCAAACCCATTCAGTCAAATTGGCTGATTGAATGGCAGGGAAAGAAATATGAAATCACTGGCATGGACCCTGACTATAAGACACGGGACTTGTCGAAGATTTCAGCTCAGGAGGTGGTCGATAATGGCAGTGACCGGAGAAGCGGAGCTGATGGCAAACCTGGAACGGCTTGAAAAGACTGAGGAACGGAAGGCGCGAAAAGCCACCCGCGATGGGGCCAAAGTCTTTGAAGAACGACTAAAGGTTAATACACCGGTTTCTAACGAGGACCATTCTGGGAAGACACCTCTCCGGGAACACACCAAGAGAGGTAATCTCAAAACCACTGGCGGAGAGTTTGAAGTTGACGTCGGATATGATAAGGAAAAGGGATATATTGCCCACTTCCCTAACTCGGGAACTTCCAAACAGCGGCCGCAGCACTTCATTGAGAAGTCTCAGGAAGAGTCAAAAACAGCGGTTCTCGCAAAATTTGTGGAGGATCTGCAAGTATGAGTTTGCCAGAAGTAGAAGTGGCTAACTACTTAGCTAACGATGAAAAATTGATGCAGCAGATGGCTAACCTGCGAATTGATAAGTTAAGCTATGCTCCGGTATTTACCGGGACGCCCGATGATGCTTTTATCAAGGCGAGTTCAGCACCGTGGATTCGCGTGACCCCTATCCCGGGGGACAGCGCGATTTACAGTGATGACGCTCGCCTTTTTGAGTACCCGCGGATACAGGTTGATTTTTGGATTCGCAAGGAAGAAATGGCTCATCTGGAGGAATTACAGCAAAGAATAACCGATACTCTTCATAGTCACGGGTTCAACCGGTACTACAAGGACCGGTATGCGGATCCGGACCTAGACGGTTGCTTGATGGTAACCGCCAATTTTGAAGGGTTTGAAATGAAAGGAGAATGACAATGGCAGCAACACCGAATGCGAAGGTTGCAAAGTTTGGGGCCTCGAATTTTGAATATGGGGTTCTGGACGCTAACGAAAATATTAAGGAGACCCGGAAAGTTACGGGGCTAAAGGAAGTTAAGATTACCCTGACTAATGAACAGAAGACCTTAGCAGCCGATGATGGCCCGTACCTTATCTTATCAGGTGGGATTACCGAGGCTAAGGAAACTATCAATATCTTTGACGTTGATAGCCAGATGAAGAAGGACTTCTACGGGATCAATATTGCTGACGGGACTGAAGTCTACACCAAAAACATTACGCCAAATTATGTGGCCACGATGTTCCGGACCAAGCTATCAAATGGGAAGCACTGCTGGTTTGGACTGCTCAAGGGGATGTTCTCAATTCCAGGGATTTCAACTAAGACCCAGGACGGTACTCCGGATCCTGACGCAGATGAAATTGAAGGGAGCTTTGTTCCGCGCGGTGACGCAGATACCGGACAAATCTTATTGATTGGCCGGGAAGATAACGAAGACTTTGATTTTGAAAAGTTCCACAAGATGGTATTTGGTGACACTGCTCCAGTTACTACACCAACAGATGCAGGTAGTCATACCGATAACACAGCTCACTAATAATTTTAATTAAGTAACAGAGACGAGAAATGTGAGACGATAGGAGGGTTTTAAATGCCACTTGAATTAAAAGTAAAAACAAAAGGTAAGGATGCGGTTTATAAACGAACCGAGGCTCCAATGCTAGAGAACTTGCTTGATGCTCTTGAAGTTCAGCGACTGGAAATTGAAATGCTTTCTGACCCTAAGAAGCAACCGACTGCTAAACAAAATAAGGATCGCATTGATGCTCTTGCTAAGTTTGCGGCCAAGTTCTGGGGAAATGGTTTAACTCAGGAAGATATCATGACTGGGGTAACCTCTGTCGAAGGTTTAAATCAGATTGAAACTGCGGTTGCCCAGACTCTAGGAATGGACTTATCAGCATCTGGCGAGGAAGACGAACCGGATAAGGGCCCAAAAAAATAACGGTCGAAATGATTGATGACGCCATCAACAATTTGACCGATTTTATCAAGGACCATCTTAAGAATGGTTATAAGTGGAATGAAGTCAGCAAAATGACACTGACCGACTTGCAGATGATGAGTACCGTCTTTGAAGAGCGTAAGACCACCATCGACAAAGCATTCCCATTCTTATTCTAGTGGAAAGGAGGTAACTACGTGTCAAATTCATTAGGACATTTGGCGGCAACGGTTAGTCTTGATATTAATCCTTTTAAAGCGTCAAACGGGGTTTTGAAAGCTGAGATTAGATCAACAGCTAATGCCTTAAGAGCACAAGAGACTGCTCTTAAGGGTTCAGCTAATAGTATTAACAACATGAGAGCTGTGTACGCTACAATGGCTTCACAGATGCGCAATTACAATGCGCAAATGCAGCGTTCAAAGGCTTTGATGGATGATACTACTAAAAGTGAACGTGCTCGTGCTAATGCTGCTAACCAGTACAATAAAACATCTGCACAAGTTGAGGTACTTCGTAGCCGGATGCAGGCACTTAGTCGAGAAATCGTTGCTCAATCTAGTAGATGGGGGCAATTAGCGGCTAGAGCTAACCACTTTGGTAATGTGGCCACTACTGTTGGCTCAAGAGTCCAGGGCGTAGGTCGTGGAATGTCAACGTACTTAACCGCGCCTATTGCAGCGGGATTAGCTTATTCAGCAAGTAAGTTGGTTGACTTTCAGGATGCTATGAATCGAACCAAGAACGTCATTCGAACGTCTGGTGAGTCTGCGGCAGAAACGCAACGGTCATACAACCAGATGTTGCGAGATTCTCGAAAATACTCCGATATGTACGGGGTTAGTCAGATTAAAATTGCTAACGGGTATCAGGATCTGGTTAAGCGTGGTTATACGTCCAAGGCCGCTGTGGGGGTCATGCGTAACGAGCTGAAGGCCTCCATTGCTACTGGGGACGACTTTAATGATGTTATTAAGGTTGCCTCCCAAACGATGGAATCATTTGGTCTGTCTACTACTAAGGCCGGGAAACCACTCAAGAGTGCGCGGCTAATGCAAGAACGGTCCAAGGAAACCCTGAACAAGCTGGCCTATGCAGCTGACGCGACATCAACTGACTTTAATTCGCTCGGTGTGGGGATGTCCTATGTTGGGGCTACTGCGCACCAGGCTGGATTTGGATTAGGTGAAACCGCATCAGCAATGGGAATCCTATCCAACAATGGTCTGGAAGCTGATAAAGCTGGTACTGGTTTACGGAAAGTTATTCAGTCCCTGATCACGCCGACTGCAAGTGGACAAAAGGCCCTGGCAAAGATTAATCTGACAACTAAGGACTTTATCGGTAAAAACGGAAAGCTCAAGTCAATGTCAAACATCTTTGCAACCCTGAACAAGCACATGAAGGGACTGTCAGGACACGAAAAGAACGATATTTTCCACTCGCTCTTTGGAACGACCGGGCAACAAGCCGGGGCTATCCTGACAGAAAACGCCAAGCGGTTACGTGAGCTGACTAATGAAGTCAATAATGCCGGTAAACGGGATTATATTGGTGACTTAGCTAAGCGGAACCTAAATACTCCTAAGGCGCAGTTGGCGATCTTTAAGCAATCGCTGACTAATGCGGGGATGGACATGGCCAAGAATGTTTTGCCAATTATTACCCCATTAGTTCAAGACGTTTCTAAGCTAGCGCAGAGCTTTGGTAAATTGCCTGAACCGATGAAAAAGGCCATTACTTATACGACGCTGTTCGTTGCGGGAGCCGGACCCCTGCTTCTCCTGATTGGAAAACTGTCAAGTGGAGTTGGTGGGCTTGCACTGAAGCTCGGTAGTTTTGCTAGTGGTATGTCTCGGGCCCGCGCCGCTATTAACATGGGTGCTGGCGGCCTGACCGTTTTGAAGTCGGCATTCTCCAAGAATGCCTTTGAAACTGCTAAGTTTGGCAAAGCAGCCACTACCGCCAGCGGTGCAATGACGACCCTCAAAGGGACTGTTGACACTGCCAATGGAACAATTGGCTCTTCTAAGACAATTGTTGATTCCGCTGGACGCGCCCTGACGACCGCTGGTGAATCAGCTGCAGTTGCTGGGATTTCCTTTGGTGCGGTAGCGGTACCTGTTCTGGCTACAACGGCAGTTATTGCCGCCGGTGTAGCTGTTTGGGAACTTTGGGGGAAGAAAGCTGTGGCTTCCGCTGAACGTACTGGTCGCTGGGGCTCTGATGTTGGTGCCGCCGCTGATCAGGCACTGAGTAAGATGCAGTCAACCTCCCAAGGCATTCAATCTGCTTTGTCTGATATGAACGTTGCTGAGCATACTTCAACGTCAAAAATGGCGGCGGACTTTGACAAAGAGTTCAGTGATATGGAAAGTAGTGCTCGGAAGCATTTTGCCAATATAAAGAAGGCAGAAAAGGGTCTTTCTCCGGATGTTAAGGCAGCCATCGATAAGGAAGCTGAAAAGGAGAAGAAACAGTACAATGATTTATTAAGCGATGCTGATCAGGCTCGTAACCGTGCTAACACTATCCTTAAAACTACCAACAAGTCTGTTGCAGACCTAAGTGCTACTCAACGGACCATGCTACGCAACAACCAACAGCGAATGTTGGATGATGAACTCCAGATTTTAAATGTTACCGGCAGCAAACGGCGTGCGGCCCTAGCTGCACTTAATAATGATGTAAATAATATGACTAGGGCTCAGCGTAGGGAAGCCATGACTAATTTATCTGGTGAAACTGCAGATATGGAACGGCAGTACAGACATCAGGAGTCGATTTTAAAGAAGCACTACAAGAATGGTGACATTACTCGGGCCGAATACCGTGCTGGTTTGAAGCAGAACCAGCGGGCCCTAAACGACTACACCAATAAGTCAGCTGCCGAGTATATCCGTCTGGCCCGGGCCAATGGAGAGAGTAAGGACAAAATTGAAGCTGACCTTGCCAATATGGGACTTAGCTACAAGAAGGGTATGCAGGAAATTCGCCGTCAAACAAAAGCGGCCATGCAAGACCAGAAGAGCTTAGCTGTTAATACCACTAAGATGAGTGGCAAAGTTAAAAAGGCAGCAAATATGTGGAACAACCTGGTTTTTGACCCTAAGACTGGGAAAGTTCGGACCAATGCCCAAGAAGAAGTCAACAAAGCCGTTAATTCCTCCAAGGGCTGGAACCAGATTAAACTTCTGAAAAAAGAAGGGAAGTTAAGCACCAATGCCCAGCATATGGTAGCGGCTGCTTTAATTGCTAACGGCCAGTGGAATAACATGAGCTGGAAGCAACAGTCAGCTTGGCTTCACGATAAATTCCACAAGACAATCGTTAAAGCTCTGGAAGACTCGGACCAGTGGAATAACCTAACCCTGGAACAGAAGGAAGCCATCGTGAATGCCAAGGGCAAGAAAGAGATGGCCGACCTTCTGATGGAATCCGTTGGTTGGAATAATTTGACGTTACAGGAGAAGCAAGCGATTGTGGCCGATAAGGCGACATTGCCGCTGGTGGATAGCCTTCAAAAGTCGGGTCAGTGGAACGGCATGACTTTAAAGCAACAGGAGGCCATTATCAATGCCAAGGGCAAGGATCAACTGGTCGATGCTCTGGTAAAGGGCGGCGTTTGGAACTCGTTAAGCCTTAAACAGCAGCTTGCTTATGTTCGAACTTCGGGTACTGAACAGGTAATTCAAGGCATTGACCAGATGGGCCGCTGGAATTCATTGTCACCTAAGCAACGGCAAGCTATTGTTAGTGCTAAAGGTGGACCGGAATTACAACAGCTGATTACCGATTACGGCTTATGGAAGGGTATGCCTGCGAGAGCGGCCAAGCAAATTATTGCGCAAGATAGAGCTAGTGGGAATTTAAAGGCTGCTAATGCTGCAATTGAAGCTTGGCGGAAAGCTAATCCTGGTCGGCCTAAGAATGCTTTAGCTGTTGACAATGCAAGTGGGCCGTTACGGAATGCTACTGGTGGAGTAAACGCTTTTGCAGGTTCTAATCCTGGTGCTCCAAAGAATGCACAAGGGATTGATAGTGCAAGTGGCCCAATGGGAAGTGCACGAGGAAGCGTATTTAGCTTTGCCGGGTCATCGACAGGCGGACCTAAAATAGCTAAAGGGAAAGACCAAGCATCGTCTCAAATCAACGATGCATTAAATGCGGTTAATAAATTTTTGGCATTACCAAATCTTATTGAGAAAACAGTAAGCGTTGTTTTCCATAAGTCAAAACACGCCAAGGGTACGAATTATCACGAGGGTGGGCTAATGGAGGTTAATGACCAGCCTGGTCCTGTCTTTCGTGAAATGATTCAGTTCCCGGGTGGACAGCCGTTTATACCTTATGGTAGGAATGTTGTTTTTCCTGCTCCGCGTGGTACCAAAGTTTGGAAGGCCAGTGACACTTTGAAGCAGTTCCCCCATTTGCCGCAGTACGCAAACGGGACCTCTGACGCTGTTTCTGTGCTGAACAATATTCAGCCAGTTCAAGTTAGTGCTAAAAGCACCAACGACAGCCAAGATACCAGCGCCCCAGACAATAAGTACATGGGTGAGGTCCTAGAACGACTTGGCAAGATGACTGACCGCCTGGGCACCATGCTCGGCCTTAACGCGGCCCAATTATCTGCCATCAAGGCTAGTGCATTCGACAAGAATGACCTGTACTCCAAGATGGGGATGGACCAGGTTTATTACGACGCTCAAAGATTATAGGAGGTGAGAGTAATCGCGGCTAACGTTCTTTATATCAAAATTGACGATCAAGATGAGATTGCTAGCACTGACATTACTAAGAATCTCACCTTCCTCGGACTGACCGAAGCCCCCAGTCTGCTTAATAACTACCGTGACGAAAGTATCCAGGACGGTCAATTTTGGAATTATTCTCGCTATGGGATGACTACCGTTACAGCAAAGTTTGTGGTGACATTTATTGACCGGAACGACTTTAAACTGGCTAAGCACGAAATCTATCGTGTCTTCGCCCAAAAGGGAATTTTCCGGTTGCGGACTGGCGTTGAGCCTGATGTTGTCCGGTATTGTCGTCCAACGGCGTTTGAGATGACGTCTGACCCGGCCGAGGGTAATTACTGTCAGTTTGAAATTCCATTTGAGAACCCACGGGGGCTTCGATACAGTCGAATCAATACTGACAAGATGACCGACCGGGACTTCTTGAGTTTGAATATCAACTTGGAAAGCGAAGAGCGTCAGTATCATTTCACCGGTTCAACTTCATTTGAAGTCTTTAATGCCAGCGACATTGCCGTGGATCCCGAAATGCAGAATCATGAGCTAAAAATCACGATGAAGCACAACGGTGGCAAGTTCACCTTGAAGAATGAAACCACCAAAACGTCCTGGACGTATAATAAGAACCTTGGTGGTAATGATACAGTTATCCTTGATGGCATCAACACCTATAAGAACCAGGCGTTGGACAGCATTAGCACTGATTATGGATATATTACATTAGCCCCGGGCTGGAATAAGTTTACAGTCACCGGGGCTAATGATTTAGATGTCACTTTTAGTTTTCCTTATATGTATCTAGGCTAGGGGGTGTTTGAATTGGGATTAATGTTAATGACTCCGCATAAGGAGACAACCAAAGAACCAATCCGCAAGATTATCGTCTGGCCGACAATGCACGAACAGTGGGCGAACAATAGTACCTGGCAAATCAACTTCACTGCCTTCGATGTTGGATCTGAATTGTATGACCAGCTGGACGTTGAGAGCTCGATTTTCCTCGGGGGCCAAGAGTATATCGTCAAGAACTGCGTTGAGAATTACGATACCAGCACTAAGGAGATAACGGCCTGGCACGTATATAACGAAATCAGTCGGATCTATGTCCGCTCAGATTTGAGTAAGGAGCTGACCGTTACCTCGAATAACGACAGCGGCAATAATAATCAACAGCAGGCCCAGCAAGAACAGCAAACCAAGAACTACAAGCTGGAAGATATTCTGAAATTGTATCTTGGCAATAAAGATCTGGGCTTTACTTATGAAATTCATGGTAATTTTCCTGATGCGCCCTGTGATGGGATTGAAAGTGGTAGCGGCAAGGAAATGCTGGAGAAAATCTGTAAGTCCTGGCCGAATGCCGTTGTTTTCCCAGACAACAAGAACATCCGGATCTATTCTGATGACCAGTTCTTCAAAGATGAGGGACGGGTCTTAGACTTCCCGAATAACTTGAAGTCCATGAAGACGACCCGTGATAGTTCAACGATTATTAATCAAATTCGTTGCGTTGGTGGAAAACATAACGTTGATGTCGCAATGGGCACTGGCTCTGGAGCTGGCGGTAATCTGGACAACGTTGAAGGCTTTGCAAAATCGCCTATCAATGCTGATTTCGGCGTAAACAAGCAAGCAATGCTGCAAAGTTTTGCGGCTCAGGACCACCGAGTTCATGCCTGGGGTGTTGACGTTAATCGCCTTTACGATACGGTCAAGTCACAAGGAATCAGTCCTGAATGGTTTTTTGCGTACGATATTACTGAACAGGATCCAATGTATTTTAGTTGGCTAAACCACTTTGGTAATCGTCTTCCAGATCCGTATCAAGATGCTATTCGAGTATGTGACTGGATTAAACAGTTTGCCAATAGCGATAGTTTTAATCCAGCCTCAGGGTTTGGAGCCTATACCAGCCCGCAGATGGCCGCACAGTGGAATCAGGAATTCCATAAAGGAACTATTGGACGTTTGTACTTACAAGGAACGGCGGCAGCAGTCATGGAGCTGGCTAATGAGAATCCGGGACGGTATGGTCGCCCGATGAACTGGTGTGTGCAACTTATCAAATCCTGGGGTGGTCATACAAACTCCGGTGGTGGCAGTTGGGGGTGGCCGTTTGCCAATATTCCACGTGATGGTCAGCCCAACGTCTACCTCAATGGTCAGCAGTATGGTCACACGGGGTATGGTCGTGGTGGTGGTGACTTTCATGATGGCTTCGACTTTGATGGTGCCCATTACACGGGTAACGTTTTGGCAATTCATCCAGGAACCGTGCACAAGATCGGGGCCGACCTTGGCTGGTGGTATATCTGGATTCAGTCATCAGACGGATATAACATTGTCTACCAAGAAGGTTTTGGCGGTGGCGATATTTATGTCCACGAGGGACAGCAAGTTCAAACTGGTACGCCGATTGCACGGGTTACCGGTTCTCATACGCACGTCGGTATCAGTAAGAAAGCAATCCCGTTGGCTTACTACCACGGGTATAACGATGACGGTACCTGGCTGGACCCGATTGCCACAATCAAAGCTGGAATTGCTGGTGGCGGTTTAGATGGTAGCGGCGGCGGATCCGTATCAGCGGAAGAATACTACTTCCAGCCGTTTATCTTACAGGATGATGAATCAATCAAAGAATGGGGCGTTCATCCAGGCCCCGACCTGGTTGATGAGCGTTTCCACGATGCCGAAGCGATGCGAAAGTATGCTTTAACGACTTTAAAGCCCAATCCAAGTTTGACGATTGAAGTGACGCTCAAAAATAATTCCTTTCAGCCCAAGAAGGGTGAGATTCTTCGTGTCCAGGCTCGCCAGAAAAAGTATGCAGGTAGCTGGCGTACGGTTGGCTATGACACGTATCCCGAACCTGGTGCTAGTGAGGGAACCCAAATTACTTTGAACGATGCTAAGCAAACGATTCTGGACTACCAGAATAAGCGGACAGCAATTATTCAACAGGCTTTGAATGACCAGAAGCAACGACTGCGAGGAGTTGCCAGCAGCTTAGATCGGCAGTCACAGACATTAACCCAAATCGTCAATACCAAGGATAAGGATAATCAGCCTAGTGCAACTCCACCAAATCTTACTCAAGAGGGGATGGATGCTCTGAAAAAGCTGACCAGAGAGGGTGGTAAAGATGGCGGAAACTGACATTCCTACCACCTATAAGCAAATTGTTAAATTTGGCTTAGATAAAGATGGTTTTTTTGGGTTGATTTGCTCGAGCGATAACGGAAAAACTGTCAAGCTGATTGTCGGCCCGGACGGCTTAATCTTGCATCCGGAAGATGGCGATAAGATTTGGAACTTAATTGAGAGTAAAGTTCAATCGGCCATTGATGCCAGCGGAAGTCAATTAACCTGGTCAAAAATTAGTGACAAGCCAGCCCTGGTTCTGGAGAAAGACCTACCGGACTTTAACCAGTTTGCTAAGAAGAACGAACTGCCCGATACAAGTGGCTTAGCGAAAGCGGCCACTGTCGATGCTGTTAAGACAACCGCTGAGAGTGCGCTAAGCACTGCAGAAAAGGCACAATCAACAGCGGACGCTAATAGCAAGGCCCTAGCTGGTAAGGCTGATAAATCGGAAATACCGGATATATCTGGCCTTGCCAAAAAATCCGATATTCCGGTATTGCCAGACCTAAATAGTTATGCACTTAAAAGTGAATTGCCATCACTATCCGGCTATGCCAGGTTATCAGATATTCCTAGCGTAGCAGGTTTAGTAAAGGAAGCTGAGCTAGCTGATTATGCGAAAAGGTCCGACATTCCTGCACCAGTTGACCTGTCAGGGTACGCTAAGACTGATGTGGTTGATGCCGTTAAAACAGTCGCCGATAAGGCACAAGCAATCGCTGACACTAACAGTAAACTTTTAGAAACAAAGGTTGATCGAAAAGATTTGCCAACAGTACCAACCGATCTGGTGCATAGTGCTGAGTTAGATCAGGTCAGAACTGATGTTAGCCAGGCTAAGCAAGATGCCGCTCAAGCAGTGACTGTTGCAAAAAATGCAAAGGCCGCTATTGATACCTCAGATGAATTCACAGTCAAAAAGCCTTCCGAGTATTCGGAGGGCTTTTCTCATGAGCTAAAACGAGTGGCGGTCATGATACCAGACCGGTCAGACCTGATTGAAAGTGCCCAGGCGGGGACGATAGGCATTTTATCGACCGTGTCATATGGCGGCTACGCCCATCAGACACTCAAAGTGCTGGACAGTCAACGACCCATGACTTTCATTCGGAATGGCTCTGTCGATACCTGGTACCCGTGGGAAACTGTCACAACGACGATTACGGTTGATTGAGGTGTGAAACGTGAATCTAGTGGAATACTACAACAGTAACATTACGGCGATTTACCAGCGGGTAATTGCTCTGTATAACAAGGGTCAGCCCGCCTATGAATCCAGTGTAGACGTACCCAAGCTGAGCTTGATCCCGGTCCCCAAGAATAAAAAGGGGAAGGTTAAACTCAACCGGGCCGTCTACTTATGGACGATTGATTGCATTCGGCAGCTGGAGGCCGTCATCAACGACTTGGTGGCTGTCTATAACGATTCGGGCATCATTGACTACAACATCGGGGACACTCCCGACATTAAGCTGTGGTTACCTGAGCGGCTGGCCATTGATGATACCTATATCGCTAAGCTGTCGGATGATTTTGAAGAGTGTAAAAAGCTGCTAGACCAGCTTGATAAGAACCTCCAACCATTCTTGGCTGGAATGAATTAATGAAAGGAGTGTGAGCTATGGCACAGCAAGGGGACCGAATGCGGACACTACTTGACTTGACACGATACGAGGACCAAGTGCTGGATATTTCCGGGCATTTTAACGCTCGTGTTGGTGATACTCAAGACACAATGCCGTTATGGATTCAGGATAATGGATTCCCAGTTGATTTACGCAATTGTAAAGTTGCCTGGGGTGGTGTCGATGGTAAGGGTGTACCACACCACCACGAGAAACCAATTTCCGATTTCAAAATTTATCGGGGCGACCAACCTGTTGTGGGAAAGTTCACCCTAGAATATGATAGCGACACTTTTAATGTGCCTGGTCACTGGGAACAGTTCTATATTCAATTTATTGATGAAAACGATGTATCAATTTCAACCGTTGATTTGCGGTTTGATGTCTTTGACAACAAATTCTATGCCCACCTAGGTGACGCCGAAAAGTCTTATGTTGAGGAATTTGAAGCTATTCTCAAGGCCGTAACCGACCAGGGGAACAAGACTACCGCTGACATTAAGCAGATGGGCAAGGACTTCAAGGACAGTATGACGACTTGGATTGACAAGTACAAGCAGACCTTGCTTGACGCCATCAAGGCGGTCAACGACCCGAAGGACGGCCTGTATATCCGCTACCAGCAACTGCTTGATATGACTAAGCAAATCCAAGAGACACTGAAAGCGGCGCAGTTCCACGACCGTATCTTCCAGTACGCCACTGTGCAGGACATGAAGGACGCTGTCCAGCCGTTGCCAGGTGACCTGGTGGTTACGCAGGGCTGGGAAGCACGTGACGATGCTCGCGGCGGCTTCTGGCGGATTCGGGTCAAGCGTGATAATGAGACGGCCAACGGTACGACCACCATTGAGCTGGGCACTGGCTATATCGCAGAGCGGGACTTTGGTATCGTCCAGGATATGGAGCCAATCCATATGGGAACGGTGACCTATGAAGCTAAGGCGGACGCTGACGGCTTCGTGGACTTAATGCCGCCCGTGCATATGTATGTATCAAAGTACGGGGCTGGGATTGCCCAAGTCGATGTTGATGAAGCCGGCGGGTCTGAGGTCAGCGAAGTCAAGGTGCAACCAATCTTTGATGGCAACAAGTGTGAAATCTACATTTCGCCGGCCGACATTCGGTTTAGAATGCCGGACATCAATCTGGAAACGCCTAGCTCTGCCGAGTGCGACGGGCCAAACGTGTACGTGGTATCGAATATCTATACGCTGACCCTGTCACTCAAGGGGGCTAAGGCAACCGGCTTCACGATTGATAAGGACTTCATTACGGAGTACCGAGACTTGATGACAAACTTATAGGAGGTATAAAGAATGGTTGATGAACTGAAAATGACGCACGGCGAAGGCTTGTGGCAAGACAAGTACAACCGCCTCGTTGATACCGTAGAAAAAATGGGAGGGGTAGTAGACCAACTCCACTGGACTACATCTGATGACGGCATCGTATTTTTGAATGGCTGGCAAGGCAATGTAAGCTATGAATACGTTCAAATTGGCGATAAGAAGCTGGTTAGTCTTCGAGGTGCTATCAAAGGCAATGCCAAGGCGGCCCAATATACTGAATTAATTACAATTCCTGACAACATCAAGCCAAAGAATAGGATGCTTCAGTACCAGTATTGGGATTCAATTGTTCAAATTGTGGACAATAAGATTGGCGTGCGCAGTGGTGGGGACATTAAAGAATCCACCGATAGCACCTGGAATCTAGTTTTTGAATTTAACTATGTATGCTAAAAAGGAGGAATAGCGAATGGCAATGGTATATTATGCGGACCCAGTAACCCTCGTATCTATGGGGGCACGTCCGGAACCCGATGGTTATCAGCTCAAGTCAAATGAAAGTTTCGACAATCCGAGTGGCTTACAGTCGCCGCAGAAGCTGACACCTACCGGATGGGTAGCCGCTACCGATGAGGAGCACAAGGATTACTTGGAAGCACAACAGAAGAAGTTCTTGGCTGAAAACCCACAGTTTGCTCAGCCTAGCCAACCAGCAGACGACAAGGGCGACCAGGCGCTGAACCTGCTTGGTCAGCAGTTGGCCCAGGTAGAAGCTCAACAGGCTACATTAACGAAGTCGGTCAATGCCTTGGGTCAGATGGTCGCAAAAGCCCAGGCACCAAAGTAAGCGTAATAGGAGGTATAGACTATGGTTGAATTTGTAAAACTTATGGCAGAACTGAACCAGGACATCAAGCCGTACGTGGTTATCGGTACTATCACCGCTGACCAGTACAAGCAGTTCACCGGCAAGGACTACGTTCCTGCCACGACACCAGCTGTATAGCTCATTAGATAGCTGATATATAGTCGCCTGAGAAATACACAATACATAAGAAGCCCCACTCATTTGAGTAGGGCTTTTATTATGGGCGGCTTTTAGGAGGAGATTAGTTATGTATGAGTTTCTTGCTTTTTGGATTTGGTGGTCTATTTGGATGACTGGTCTAATCATTGTTATAATCTCACTTGTAATTTAATGATTAGAAGGAGATCCAGTTATGTTTTTATTAATTTCGGCATCTAATTTAGCACAGAAGGTTGCTGATAATGCTAACAGTATTTCGTCTTTAAAATTCACGATTGAAATTTTTACATCTGTTGTGGTTGCAGCTCTATTGGGAAGTGGAATAGGTATTAGTTATCAATCATACCTAAACCATAAAACAAAGAAAGAAATGCAAGTTGCTATTATGAACGTAACTGCTAAGACAGCACAACTTAATAGAGCTCTTTCCATTCTTTCTGAATGCATTGCTGCACAAGTTGGAGGCCGTGAGTATGCAACGGGAATTCACATGAATTGGAAAGACACATTGGAAGCCTACCAAGTTGTTAAAATCAATATTCCTCATGAAAAGAAACTTTATTTGCGATATTTGAAAAATCAAGTTGCATTTGATTTCCTTGAAGATTACGATATCCCGATTGACACGAACTTAACCGAACAGGATTTTGTTGGTGGTTATAAGATTATCATTTCGATCGACTTTAATGGGCTTGAAGATGAGTTTGCAAAAAGCAAAACAATAAAAGATAAATTATTAGCTAATAAGGAACTCTATGATTTTAAGAAGTTCTGGGAAAATAGCTAAAATCTTATTATTTATGAATTTAAAATAAAAATGGACGCTTATTAAGCGCCCGCAACCGGTTCGGTTCAAGTGGTCAGCTGGAACCATTTTGCACACCGGCATCATTTCCTCATAGCTATATTATAGCATAGTTTTTCTATGGTACAATATGTAAGCACGCCGTTGGGCTTAGTCACCCCACGAATATGTGCAAGTTGGGAGGTGTCCCAATTGCATTGGTGCATCATGATCCTCATCGTGCCTAGTAAGCACGTTAAAAAACTAATTAAGTGGTTGCTCAAGTAGTAACCCGAGCGCTTATCTTCGGATAGGCGTTTTTATTTTACCCAATTTTAAGGAGGTGGGGAAATGCACCAAGTTATGGGACTGGGGATTGACGAATGGGGATCAATCGTTGCAATCATTGGTGGCATCGGTTGTTTCTTTGGAGTAATCATTAAAGTGACGTCAGTAATGAATAGGCTTCAAAATACGATGGAAATGCTAGACTCAACGCTCCGAGAATTGGTTAATGACAATCGCGAAACTAAGCACCGCCTTGATAAATTGGAAGACCGATTTGAGGAACATGTTGGGGAAGCCAAAGTGCGGAACCAAAGAATTACTAGTTTGGAGCATGAAGTATTTGACCGAAAGAAGGAATAACTTATGTGGAATTTTTTAATGCACTTGGGGAACTGGCTTGTAACATCGGGGGTTGCAGGAGCTGGAGCAGTCTTTGCTTGGAAGTATCTCAAGCCTGTCATGTTAGAGAAGCAGAAGCACGCCAAAACAGTGCAGGAAAAAGAGCTACTGGGGTTGGTCAACTCTTTGGCCGATAATGCCGTCAACTCACTGGTAAGTGCTCAGGGCGTTACTGGCCCCGATAAGTTCAAGGAAGCCACTAAGATTGTAGGTGGCACTTTGGCTGATAAGGGCTTCGATGTGCACCGGGAAACTGTTGAACACGCAGTTCAAGCCGCGTATGAAAAGAGCGACCTGACGCCGACCGTTGACCCCAACAAGGAACCACAGACGGGAGTGGTAGTTCATGACTAACTACGGCTACACTATTGACGTGGCCGCTTTTCAGCCGCAAGCAGTCTACTACGACTTCTGGTCTAAGTGGAAAGCACGGGGCGTGAAGGGTGGTATCGTCAAGCTGACTGAAAGCACCTGGTACGTCAATGAGTACGCCGCAGGCCAGATTGCCGCCATCAAGCATGAGGGACTGGCAGTATCTGGATACCACTTCTCACGGTTCCGGGGGAACTCATACCAGGCCGTGCAAGAAGCCAACTTCGCTATTGCCCGTGCTCGACAGGTAGGCTTACCGCAGGGAGCCCCGCTAATTCTTGATTACGAAGAGAAGCTAGGCTATCGGGCAAGCAACACGCAAGCTGCCATTGCATTCTTGAAGTGTGTCAAGGCGGCCGGCTATCGTCCGGTCTTCTACTCATACTCTGGCATGGCTAGTCTGTGGGACTTTGAAGCTATCCATGCGGCTACCGGTGCCGTCATGTGGATTGCGGCATATCCTACGCTTGCGGGGGTCACTTCGCCTGCTATGGGTTACTTCCCAGGTATCAGCAATTTTATCTGTGCTTGGCAGTTTACTGATAACTTTTACGGTGAGCACATTGACGGCTCAATTGATTTAACGGGGGTGTTTACAGGCATGACACAACAAAAGATTACCAGTGGTGGCCACCTAGACGACTGCCACTTTGAAGATAGCAAGCTGGTTGTTGGCGGCTGGTTTGCCAGCGATAAAGCGAACGGCAAAGGCAACCACTACGTTATCATTACCGATGACCAGGGACACGAGTTTGCCCGGCAGAGCGTGGCACTGTCTCCACGTCCAGACGTGGCTAAGGCGTTTCCGGACATTCCGGGAGCTGGTCAGTCTGGCTTTGCGGCCAAGTTTGACTACACGAAGGACATGGCTGGCAAGAAGCTGCGGGTCTACTTCCGGTACACGGACGACCCGGCAGGAAATGGGAACGCTACTGATTATGTCAGCCTGGCGGACTTGTCCAAGTCGGCCGCTTACCTGGATAGCATGAGCGTGTCCTTTGGCAAGCAGCTACACGTGGCCGGTTGGTTTGCGTCTGACCTATCTATCGGCAAGCCGTACCGATTCATCATTCTTTTTGACGCGGCTGCCAATCGGGAACTGCAACGGGTCAAGGTGGATTCTGCGACCCGCCCAGATGTGGCTAAGGCGCAACCGGCCATCTATGGAGCCGGACAATCAGGCTTCAATGCGGTCTTTGACTATGACGCTAGTCTAGTCGGCCACAAGCTCCAGATTATCGCTCGCTACTCAGACGATGAGCACGGCGAAGGTAAGTACGTCGACTACTGGTTCGAGCCGTTCCAAGGGCCATCAATGCCAGTCCTTGACGGCAAGACGGAGCAGACGTTTGTAGCACATGACATTAGTGTAAGTCGTCAGCAGGACGGGAACCTGCTGGTCAATGCAAAATAAATAATAGTTAGGAGATGAAAATTCTCCCTTCAAAAGTTAACCGTGACCCGGGCCTGTGTGGAAGCAGGTGCCGGGTCTTTTTTGTGTTTTATGGTATAATGATTAGTTGAGGTAGTGATCTATGAATAGTACAAAACTATATGGATATTTGGTTGTAACGAATGTCTGCCGAAAACAAATTTACGAATATAAGAAAATCTTTGCTAAGTCAATAAATTTGAATCAAGTTGATAAACAAAGATGGAAATTGTCTTTTAGAAAATATAATCAGCAACTATATAAACTTTCGTTTTATTTCGACGGTATTCTTGAAGGATACTGGTATATCCTTCCCGTGAAGCATCCGAAACTAAGTATTGATATGCTTACTAATATAAACGAAGAATCTGAAAAACTATTAAAAGAAGAGTGGTTCTATGGGGTTAAAGACAAGGCGGGATTAGCTTCGCTACTTGGACAGATTGATAATAGTTTTTTTAATATAACACCTTATCCAACTATTTTGTATAAAGCAACATATTTATGGTACACAATATCAACAAAGCAGATGTTTAATAATGGTAATAAAAGAACTGCCCTATTAACAGCGTTATTATACTTGAAGTTGAATGGTTACTTATTTGATATTCTTGATGAAGTAGCACTGTATGATATTTCTATTAAAGTTGCAAACAAAGAAATATCATTCAAACAACTTTACCAGTATATATCCAGACATTCTTATATTGATTTTGAATTTTCAAGAAGGATACTTTTGGGTGAAAATTCTTGATACTTAATAATTCATGTAGTAATATATTTAGTATTAATTTGAAAGGAGCTGATATAATGAATAACAAGCTAAACAAACAGTTTGTTAAAGTTCCAAGTAGAAAATTAAATAAGATTGCAAATAGGACAGTTGATATAGATTCCAGAGTAGCTATGAATGAGTTATTAAAAAATCCTAAATTAATAAAAACGTTACAAAAATTGTCATTGGTTTAA